CTAAAGCTGACCTAGATTGCTCCGAGTGAGTGGGGAAAACTCCGACTTGGGGATCTTCACCACGGAACTCGGACCGCCGAGCATGTTTCTCCCGCCTCCCTGAGGGTTCCAAGAAGCGTACTGGGCAAGATGGTCAAATGTGATGAATAACCAGCTGACCAGATTTCTTTGAGTAACGTTGTCAATTTCACGCACGACAAATATTGAATGGAGGTTGCCGTGCTTAGCGGCATAGAAAGCAAGTTTGACGAACGGGCCAACATCCAATCCGAAGTACTCACCCAGTTTATTATCATAGGCGGGGGTTTTTTCCTTGATCTCGACGGGATAGGTATACCGCTGACCCCAGAGAATACCATCAACATCGCTTATCTCAGCCATAAAGCGTGTCTGGAAGTCAACACGCAAGTGCTCTTTCGAAAATTCATCGGGTACTGGCGCGTCGGGAATGGGTGATACGTCAGTATTGTAACGTAAAAATGAGTAACCACGCCCGCGAAAAGAAAAGCCTTGAAGTTGGTGAGGAAATGGCACGTATTCTTGTTGCGTGGGTAGTCCGAGTTGGACAGAATGCCACTGGATTGACGTGGGGTCATCTTGCCGAACTACGACAGGTGTACAGAAATAACTGCTGATACCTAATTGATGGAAAGTGGCACATATAGTGTGAAGGCCAATTCTTGGTACAGGAAGCTGGGTAGTCGAGCTATAATCGACGCCAGGCTGAATGGTACTGGGGAAAAAGACGGCGGTATGATGGCCAAAGTCACCGGGACCGACATTTCGAGCTATCCATCCACCGACGGAGACCCTGTCAGCAAAGCCGAGGCTTTCGAGATAATTGCGGAATTCAACCTCTGCAAGTAAACCATTCAATTTATTTTGATTGAAACCGCTAATGCTTTTCGATAGGAACTGGCGCATTGATTGAAGCGAGATCGAGCTCATTTTCTTGAACGCTCCGGTTGCGGCATTGAGTTCTGACCTTGCTTTTGCTGATACTGGTCGAGCAAACTGCTCACTATGGCCTTGGCTATGTCATATACAATAGGAACAGCAACTGAGTTGCCAAACTGTCTGTAAGCCTGCGTGTCCGAAACGGGAATGTTGAAATCGGGACGGAACTGGGTAAACCCCATTAGATTAGCACATTCGCGAGGGGTCAGACGGCGCGGATTGCCATCTTCCTGAGGAATGAGAACTTCGGAGCCGTCTTTGTGGTATCTGGCACTGAGAGTCCTAGAGTGGCCATCGAGGTCCGTTAGACCAAAGGAGAAGCCATTTCCCTTTGCCTTGTGCTTTTTCGCGTAGTCTTGTAGATAGGACCAAAGGTGGTCAGTGAGAGTATATTTGGCGGGCACATCACTTTCCAAGACGCCCCGAAATTTAGGTCTGTTGCTTGCGTCAGGCAAAGGGAAGTTGAAAAAGGTGCGATCTCTGAAACCTACGATGTAAATGCGCGACCTGTGTTGAGGAACGTAATTGATAGAATCAATGATCTTGTGGTAGACAGTGTACCCGAGTTCGCCTTCCAGTGCGTCCATGATGACCTTGAAAGTCTTTCCCTTGTCATGACTCTGAAGATGCCTGACATTTTCCAGAAGAAACGCAGGTGGTCTTTTATCTGCCAGAATCCTCTTTATTTCGAAAAACAGCGTTCCCTGTGTCGGATCATCAAATCCGTGAGGCATCCCCAGAGAGTTCTTCTTTGATACACCGGAAATCGAGAACGGCTGACAGGGAAACCCGGCAACCAAGATATCGTGCTCTGGAATTTCACTACTGGGGATTTGTCTTATATCACCTTTCGGCTTTTCGCCGAAGTTGGCCTCATATGTTATTTGGGCGAATTTGTCCCACTCAGAGGAGAAAACGCACTTACAGCCAGCGTCCTCAAAGGCAATCCTAGTTCCCCCAATGCCAGCGAACAGGTCTATGAAAGTCAGTGTTCTAGGTACGCTGCCCATGTTGTGGATATATCATGCCTTTCTGGAGGTATCTTAGAGGGCTTTGTACTAAACTGTCAAGAGGTCCAGACAGCGATAATTACTGCATCCAGGAAGTTGCTCGGGTCTAAGAAGAGGACGGCGACGTTGCGCCCGACAACCATCTCAGCGGTAGGTATCGCTCGGGATGTGGGGATGCTATCGAGATATACGCTGAGGCTTCCGATGATTTGCACGGAGGACAAAGGTGATGCCCACGCCTTCAAGATTCCTTTCCTGATCATATTACAGTGCTCCTAGACCGATTTTAAGAACGTACTGGCCTTTGGTAGGGTTGTAGATATGACTGAGACTCAGGACACGTCTCTTGGCAGCCACGAGGCCAGCTACAGCATCGGTGAGGTCTACCACGTCGTACATCTCCTGGCCACAGTTCAGGGGTACGAGGACAATGCCGTCAAGTGCATGGATGGCCGCTTCCCGGAGTTCCGCTGCGCCTCGTTCGTGCGCTCGGGTGGTGGTGGTGAGGTTCAGGTCCTTAACCTGAGAGAGAATGTCTGATAGAAGCTCAATCTCTGTCCAGTCAAAGTCCTCGGTAAAGACGGCGGCGCCGAAAACCTGGGCCCGGTTGCTCTCTTTGCTGCGGGTGATATATCTGCCCTCAAGGATGGCGTGGGTCGTGCCGTAGGTGTAGGCGCTGGCGTCTGCTGCCAACGGGTTGACGATGTAGCCATAGTTGCCACGAAAGTAGAGGACATCGGGCACTTTGGACAGGAGACGGAGGACGGAAGACCGGCCGGATTCACCTGGGTTGATAGTGAACGCTGGATACTGGTTGACGATGGCGCTGCTGGTGCTGAACGAAGAGAACTCAAGGCCTGCCCGGGCGTGGAGCCACGAGAGTAACTGAAAGATATTCTTGGCTGCGGCTGCCCATGTGTACTGTCTCCTGGCTTTCCAGCGTTCCAACATAGCCCAACCGTCGGAGGCACGGAGACAGAAGACCGAGGACGGGGGACGGGAAACATATTCCCAGCCAGTTATCCAGTAGGCTTGCCCGGAGGATACCTCGATGCCTGCGGTGGTGCGATAGCCTGGTGAAAACAGGATTTCAGAACCGAGCTTGATAGCTGCGTATGTTCCTGTGCCGAGCGTGTTGTATCGTCCGTCATCGTTGCGGAGCGATAGCGACAGCTCGCCCGAGGCCTCGCCGAGGGCGGTGGCGAGAAGCAGAACGTCAGCCGTGAGTTCTACGGAGGCCGGCGTGAGCGAAGCCCGCCACACGGCGTCGGGGCGTGTCAACCAGACGTAGGTGCTCGAATGACAGAGCGCCAGTCCGTAGGTAGACGCTAGATTAAAGGGGACTGGCTCTCGCCACAGATTCGAGATGAAGTCAGCGGTCGCTAGAGAGTGAGTCCCGAAGGGGCGGGTGTAGGCTTCCGAGCCTGAGTAGGCTTCCACGAAGAAGGCACGGAATACGTCGGGGAAGTCGAGACATGGGAATGCGAAGCTGACATTCGAGCCTGCCTCTGCCCTGGTGAGTTCAACGAGTGCTGACCATGTGCCGACACCCGCAGAATAGCCGTCGCCGTAGACGCAAGTCCAGACATAGGGCTTGAGGGTGGTGACCTGCGTACCTGTAACAACGACATTCCAATCTCCCTGGTAGCGCACAGCAAGGCCAGTTATAGAGGCGACGCTGAGCGACCACGCCGCAGCGGCTTCCCATGAGCCACCGGAAAGACGGCGGCGGTAGACGGCGTTGCTCTGAGAGTAAAGCACGATGGCTAAAGTAGCGCTCTTGCAGCAGCAGGCAAGGCGGGTCGCCGCTGTGCCTGTGATTGCTCCCATGTCTACCCATGCTCCCCACGATGCGCCTGAGTCGGCGCTGTCAGCTCGGTAGAGCTTGCCGTCGAGCCCGACCCTGAAGGCGAAGACGGCGCTGCCGTAGGCGCAGAGAGCGACGGCGTAGGCGGTCACTGCCCAGCTCGTCCATGTGGCAAAATCAGAGCCTGCGCCTGGCGTGGTTACTCTCTGACGATAAAGGTTAGTCGAATCGATGCGCAGCCTGATCAGCGAGCCGTCGGCCGGCATGGCGACGGCGTGGAAGGCGTCGGCCTCGGCCCCGGTGTACAACCGCGTCCAGTTAAGACGTGTGAGCCCTGCCACACGGTCGAGGATCTCAACCTTGGGGTGGGGTAGGGCGGAGGCGGTCTTCTGTGCTGCGGTAAGCGTGCCTGAAAGCGTCCTCATGGCTTCGTGGCTGCCTTCCTGAAGTAGAACTGCATGACCAGGCCAAATTGCAGGATAGTTGCTCCGATCACTGCGTCGGGTAGCTGAATCCAGCGCTGCGCTATCCAGAGCGAGACGATGGTAAGCACGGAGACGAGGGCGAGGCGGTCATTAAAGGTTTTCCATCCCATAGTCTTTCCCCCTTCTTACCAGAACAAATGTCCCAACACGATACCGGCTGCCTGTGTTCCGAGTAGCCATAGTAAAGGATAATGTTTGACGCTATCCCTGATGATATACGTCCAGGGTCTTCCGCCTACCCGAGACCACAGGATTTTGTAAAGTCGCTCTATTATGTTGGCCTCCTTAAGGTCCTAAAACGATAGATTGAGAGACGGGTGTTTCGTATGGCGTGTAAAGCTGGCGAACTCTAACCCTGTTCTGCTGCCCCAGTCTCTTAAGTTCCTCGATAAAACGGTTGAGCCTGGCGTCGGCGTCCTGCCGGAAGGTACGGGCGGTGGCTTCTCCTCCAAGGTTGACTCGGTTGATTGTGTAGGCTGACCACTCAAGTAGAGCGAAGGCGGCTGCGCCCCGGGCAACAAGGTTATCGTACTGGGCGGGGATGGTGGACGTGGTGCTCATGGTATGCGTTATGCCGTGGTAGACTTTAGCATTGCTGCCGTCTGGAACTTCGTCGGAGTAGATGGTGAGTATATCTTTCCAAAGGCTGAAGCGCTGGTATGTGGGTGGGAAGTTGCCTGTCTTATACTCTACGGCCTCTACCGAGACCCGGGTAGTTAGGGCGGCTATGCTGATGTCCCGGCTACCAGGGGTTGTGGCAATGGTCGCTACATCCTCAAGGGGTAGCGCCTGGGAGAAACGGGCGACGGCTTGGTTGATGTGGCGGGTAAGCACGGCGTCCGTCCAGCGATAGTTGGCGGCGTCCTCGTCGTGCAGGTCTTGGCGTACGGCTGCAATCATGGCTGTTAGAATCATACTTCCTCCTGTTCCTTCGACTAGCTTCCTTCGACTGGCTCAGGACTGGGTTGGGGGCTTGGGGGGGGACGGGTAAAGGGGCGTCCCCCCCTTCTGCCTCCCTTTCCTTAAGTTGCCTTCACCCCTGGATGGCAGGTACAGGGGTGGGGACTTCTAGGTGTCCAAGATGCCTGAGAGCTTGGCAAGGGATAGGGTACAGAAACAGGCGAGCGAGCAATACCACTTAATCCTCGTTCGTGTGGCATCCTTTAGCTCAAGAGTGCCGATCTTCTCGACTTCCATGAGCCCCGGGGCCGACAGGCCGCAGACAGCGCCTTCTCCGAGCTTCATGGCATAGATGGTGGAACAGGTCGTGCCAGTACCTACGGTCTTGGCGTCGCTGATCCAGTCGTTTATGTAGATGGGGATGTCACCCCAGTACTCGACTTGCTCCCCCAGTTTGCCCTGGCCGATGGTGAGGTTAGTACCTGCGGCACGCGCCAGAATTCGTATTCTGCGCCTGGAACGTCTGCTCATCAGGAGCAGATCGGGTTTCCCCGGCCTGATGAGGTCGCACATCTCGTCAATTTTGTTCAACGAGAGCATCAGGCCGTCTGCTCCCATGCTGGCCGTCTGGCCACTCACGGTGAGGAAGTCAATTCCGTTAAAGGAATTGGCGTCGCCTGATACGAGGCCGTTGACGAACGTGTCCTCGAACTTGGTGGCCAAGGCCTGAGCCTTAAGGGCTATGATGGCGGCCTCGATGTCCTGGATGTTGCTGCGGGTCTTCTTGATGTAATTGCTTACATCGGCATCACCGCCCAAGATGGCGAGGGAGGCCGTTAGCTGGGTAAAGGTGGGAGGGCCTTCTGCCCAGTCGTCGCCCACGGCGTAGAAGGCGGCTGTGGGGTAGGCGTTGACCCGGTTATAGGTGAGGCCGTTGCCTACAATCTCGGTGAACGGCAGAACCCTCAGGATGGGGCTCTCCTTGATCACGGTGTCCATGACGCCTGTCAACAGGATGTCATTCGACAACTTGGCGGCTTCGGCTATTAGTAATGGCATTAGGGTTTACCTCCTTGTTCATTTACTGCGGGTTTATTTCCGGTCTCGCTGTTTCAAGCCCTCGATGATTTTCTCCTGAGGGCTCAGGCTGGATAGGTCGATGCCCTGGCGTGGGGGGGCTCCTGCGGGGATAGGGTTGACCGAGTCAACGGCCTGGGCTTGTGCATCGAGGTTGGCCTTTACCTTCTGGACGATGCTCTTTCCTCTGGCCAACGACGCCTCAAGCTCGGCGATGGTATTCCCCACGATAAGCTCCGCTGGAATCTCGGGGTTGGTCTGCACGATGAGCGCCTGATACCTGGCTGCGGCGTCGGCTACGGCAGCGGTGATTGCCGCTGCTGACTCGGCGGCTGTCCTGGCGTTGGACGCCGCTGCGTCGGCCTTCGCCTGCTCAAGCTCGGCTTTCAACGCTCCGAAGGCGTGGTCTCTCTCCCCAAGCTGGCGGGTAAGGGCTGCGATCGTCGCAGCTGCGACATCGGTTTCCGGGGACGGGAGACTGGGGACGGGGGACGGGGGATTGGGGACGGGGGACGGGGTGATCTGTTCATCTATCATGGTTGATTTCTCCTTGTCCCCTGATGAAACTCAGGGGCGTGTTTATTACTAAGCGCTCGGGCTTGTGGCAGCACTCTCACTTGTGCCTTTGACCTTAACGCTATAGCTCTGATTCTGTTTTAAGATTGACTCTCGCTCCGCAAGCCAGATGTTCATCTCGGCCTCGGGGTTCTCGACTCCCAGCTCATCCATCGCCCGGCGTCGTGAGTGGATGCCTGCCTGAACGAGGGCGGTCTCATTACCTACTATGCGGGCTCTATCCTGGGGCAGGACGGTGCCCCACGTCATCCGAGGCTCGACCCTGGTTAGATCGGCACCGGTGAAAATCTTAAGCAGGCGTAGAATCATAAAGCTGCGCCTGCGATAGACGGTGGTGCGAATGAGGCGCTTGCGTCTGACCTTCTGCAAGAGGGGCTGCAGCTCGATTTCAAGGGCTACGCCTGAGAGATCTCGGTCTGCGCGTCCATAGGCTGCTTTCGGGGACTCCGACGTGTCATGCAGGATTCTATAGAGAAGCTCGACATACTGGATATGAAGCGCAACCCCTCCGCCTGTCAAGAGGTCTAGGAGATAGGCTTTGGCCTTCTCGGGTATCTCCCACACTGCCCCTGGCTGAACGGCAATGTCCTCGGCGCTCTCGATGTTCTCAAGTACGGCGATGGGGTTGCCTGATAGCTCAAGGATGGTTGAGACCTGAGTCAGCGCTCGGTTCAACTCTCGCTGTGTCTCGGAGATATCGGGGATGTCTGACAAGCCCCAGAACTGCTTAGGCTGGCGCAAGTTGGGGTAGATGATATAAGGAATGAAGCCGTACGGGTTCTTCCGGGCAAGGGTGCGTACCTCGTTGGTGTAAAGCTCGAACGTGTTATCAGTCCAGACCTCGGTGATCCAGTTGTCGGGCCCCCCGCTCAGGGCGGGGGCAAGCTTGTAGCGGGAGGCCACCTGATAGACAACTGAGGGGTCGTCTGGCTGCCACCAAGCGTAGACGCCCTGAACATCGGGGGCGGTGATGCGGACTCGCTTCTGTAGGGTATCCCATGTTACCTTGTAGCAGCCATCGCCGAGGATCGCTGCGTCTGTCTCGGTGGCAAAGTCCAGCTCCTCAAGGTTGTTGTCGACGACGACCTGGTTAATTGCCTTCTCGGCGGCTTCTGCGGCTTGAAAGTCTGCCTCGCTGTTGGTGAGGGGGTCAACGGCAAAGACGGCGTCGGCCATGAGATAAGAGGTTATCTTGTCAATAAAGACCTTGGCATAGTTGAAAGTGAGCTGCTTCTCCCTCTTGGTTCGCCGTGTCCACTGCAGGCCATTATAGAAATCGAGATGCTCCTGATACCTCCGCTTTCTGTCCATGTCCTTCTTAGCGAGTTCGGCCATCAATGACTCTTGCATATTTATACCCTCCTCCCCGATCGAGTCGGGGACAAGCCTTTTGCGGTTCTCGGCTTATAGTCTCTGACTGATTCCACGAGTAATGCCAGGCTCATCAGGAAATCGTCGTGCCCCTCTGAGGGCTCGACGAAGAAGTTCATGGTCTGGTTCGGCCTGAACTGGCTTCGGGCAAGCTCGACCTGATGCCAGAACTCGGTACACTCGTCGCTGTGGTCTCGGGCGTAGAGCTTAAGGCGGCCGCTATTTATGGCGGCCAGAAGCCCGAAGCCCAGCTGCGACTTGCTCTGCTGAGTGAACTTGAACGGCTGGACCCGGCTGCCCAGCTCCTTAGTCAAGAAGGCGGCGATGGGCTCGCCGATGCCGGTGGCGTCCACGGCGACGGCCTGAACCTTCCAAGTATTCTTGAGTAAATCTACGAGCTGCGGGTACAGCTCGGCGTGTGGTCGGCCAATCCATGCGTAGTGTTCGAGGACGTGCAAGGTTGGCTCGGGTCCGGAAGATACCTCGGCTATCGTGAGGATGGTTGAGTCTCGGCTCGGGGTTAAGGCAATCTTGATCACGTCGTCGTCCTGCTCTATCTGCCCTGCAAGGTCAAGGCCTGCGGCATACACCTTGCCTAGCTCGGGGTGGGAGCAGCGAACGTGCGTGCCTTGCAACTGCGCTCGGTGGGCGGGAGTGAACAGGCGGCCTCCCCCTCGGATGGGCACGAGGCAATACTGGGTCAAGAATAGGGGATGGTCTGCTCCCAGCCTGGCTCTCTCGGCCTCAACGTAGGACTGATAGGCGGGGTTGTACTTCGCTACCTCCTGCCAGGCAAAGCGGAAGTGTCGCTGCAGGCCGTCTTTCTTCTCAAGCTCAAGGTTCGACTGCTTGACCTCCTCAAGAAGTGTGGAGTCGTCCCATGTCGTGCCGTAGTGTACGGTGGTGACATTCGTGGTTGCTCCCATCGGCTTAAACTCTTTAGTGTACTTCTCCTTTGATACATCCTGGGACTCGTCAACCTCAAGCAGGATGTGGGCGGTGTTGCCTACGACGCTGGCGCTCTCGTCTGCCGAGAGGAAAATAGCACAGGCGTTCAATAGGTGAATCATGTAACCCATGTCTGAATGCCAGTACCCGGCGAAGCCCCACTCGTCAAGACGCTCCTTGAGTCGCTGCATGGAGATAATAGTCTGCGGCTTGAAGGTGGGCGAACACTTGACGATATTCCCCCCTACATTCATGTATAGGGTGAGCAGCAAGACTTCGAGCTGCGCTGAAAGCTCGTTCTTCCCGCCCTGGCGTGCTATCTCAACCGATATGGTCAAGCCTCGGCGAAAGAGAACGCTCTCCAAGATTGCCCTGGCGACGGTGGCCTGATACGGTCTGAACTTAAACATAGTTCGACTAGCTCACTAGAGCTTCTTAGCGATGGCGGCGATCCCTAAGGGGACGGCGACCTCGGTAAGCACGTTGCGGATGGCGTCCCTGATGCCCTTCCCTTGTCCTTTCTCTATGGTGTACCTTGTGCGAAGCAGGCGGGCGAGCGTTCCTGATGCCTGCATGATAAGCAGCAGGTTCTCGGGGTCTTTCTCGATGAGCGCCTTAATCTTCACCCGAAGCAGGGCTATCTCGTCGTCGAGTCCCTCCACGCCCTCGGCAATCTCAAAGTCTAACTTCTGCGCCTCGTCCAGTACTAGCGAATAGAAGCCATGCTTACGAGCGTTTTGGTTGCCCTGCGGGGCTCCCCTTCGGCGTCGGGACATCGGGCTTCGCTCCATTCTTTCTGCTTAGTAATACCTCGGCTGCTTTGTAGACGACGATGTGGGCGGCGAGCTTCCAGTCCTGCCTCTCAACAGCGAGGGTAAGTAGCTTCATGATTTTACCTCCTGCGTGGTTAAGGCTTCATCGAGCGACAACTGCTTGGCGGGTGGGGCGGTGGGGAGGGGGGCTATCACCTGGCCTTGCTTCTTCTGGATGCCGTGCCAGACACAGACGGCGCCGTTGAAGCAGGGGAGAATCTCGGGATTAGGGGTGGCGTCCTTAAGGCAGTAGATCAGAACCTCGAATCCATCGTTTGTCCACTTTTTTGCCCCTGCAACCTGATGTCCAACAGCCTGATAGCCGATGCACTGGTCAACTGGGAAACGGCGGATGTCCTGGATAATGATGCCAGTCCCGATAACCTTCATACCTGCACCTTCCCTGGTTCATTCGATGGCTGCACTAGTCCTTCCCCTGAAGGACGGGCTGGAGTGGGCACGGATCCTTTTTTGGGGAAGGACTGCGCCGTGGGGTGGTGGCCGTTCCCGTTGGGTCGTGGTCGGTAGAGTATGACAACCTCGCCAGTCATGTCCTTAGTCTCGGTAAGCGGACCCGCCAGCGACGTGAGCTTGGCGAGATACTTGGCGGAGGTCGTGGGGTTACACCCTGCAACCTCGGCACCTGCGTTGATGGCTTCCTTCTTGGTGATGAACTCGTACTCATCCATGAACTTAAGAAGCCATGAGCGATAGTCAATCTCGAATAGGAAGTTGGCCTGCATCTCTGCGCTGCCTTCGTGGTAGGGGATAGCCTGCTTTAGAACTCTTGTTCGGGGGTTCTCTCTCTCTCTCTCTTCTTGGACACTTGGGTTCTTGGCTCGGCGGCGGTTCTCCCTGGCTACGTTGCACCTTCGACAAAGAAGGCGCATATTCGACTCCTCTTTATTGTGCTGGTCGCCGTCTATGTGGTCTATGTCAAGGCTATTTCGTGTAGTCGGGATTTCGCCGCAGTCCCGGCAGACCTCGCCGTCCCGGAGTACCAGGAAACGGTAAGCCCAGTACCTTGTCTGCGTCGCCCAGCGCCTTGGCATTACTCACCCCCTCGATTTCTGCGGAACAGGGACTCGGCTTCCTCAAGGGCTTCTTCCTTGAATAGTTCGCCCTGGGCTGCGGCGTGAGCAAGCTTAAGAGGCGTGAACTGATGATGCTTGGCCGTGAGGTCGGTCATATCCAGAGAGGCGTACTGCTGCGTCGTCTGTATGTTGGCATGCCCCATGAGCTTCTGGAGGGACCTTAAATCCCCACCGGCTACGAGGTAGTTTTTACCGAAGGCATGGCGGATACGGTGCCCGCCTAACTTGGGGCCTGAAATGCCTGCCTGCTCCATGTGTTGCTTTACAACTTTATAAATGCCAGACCTTGTCATGCGACCTTGGAGGCCGTGGAAGACGAACTGGTCGGGGCTCTGAGACGCAACGACGGCGAAGAGTCTGGCCGTTTCTTCGCTCATGGGGACTTCATGCTCCCCAGTCTTGCCGTTAACGATGATAGTCTGACGCTTTATATCCTGCTTCCTGAGATTGACTACTTCGGTGGAGCGTATGCCAGTGTCAATCAGGAGCGTTAGAATTAATCTATCCCTGGGTGTGGAAGCAGAAGCAAGCAGGAGCATGAGCTCGTGAGCCTGCAGGGTGGGCATGACCTTCTTGGGGCGGCGGGGCGGGAGGATGTCGTCCATGGGGTTGGGGAGCTTGTGCCGTTTAGAGATAAAGCGAAAGAAAGCACGGAGAGCTCTGAAGTAAGCGTGTTTAGTCCAGGGCTTACCGGTGAAGGTGGACAGAAAAGTCTCGATGGGGACGGGGTCGGACGGAAGTTCAGGGTATGAGGAAGCGAAGCGGGTCAGCTTCTGCTTATACCACGACAGGGTGGCAGGGCTAACGTCGCGGGAATGAAGGAACTCTAAAACGGAGGCCTCAGTCCTCAT